AAGTACACATACTCTTCACCATTTTCATCTGGTTCAATGTTCTTGATCAGGTTCTTTACAGAATCATTTTGGCTATAGGCATCTTTGAGAACCTTGGCATTGAACATTTCTGCACCTGCATTTCGAACCTGGTTGATGAGTGTTTTTACGCTCACACGCGGTACACTATGTCCCATTTCACCGGCACGGTTTTGTAGGTACACCAATTGATCAACTAGTATGTTGTCTCCACGAACATCCGCGTGATCTTCAATGCCATCTGTGTCCATATCTAGGCCAAGGCCATCGTCGTCTTCAATGATAAAGTCTCGTGCTCGCATTAGCGTTTTTCTCTTCCTAGCTCAGCTGTGCCGCCAGCGGCTGCATCTGTGGCTGCAAATTCGTCTGTGTCCATGTCGTTACCCATGTCCATACCTGCATCAGCACCAGGTGCTGGTCCTAGGTCAGGAGCACCTGGTGCTCCGCCCATGCCCATGGGCTGTGCAGTTTGTTCACCAGCCAAGGATCTTGCGGCATTGTCTGCGGCATCACGTCCTGAATTCATTGCTTGGTATAGTGTATCCAGTGTAGGACGAATAGCATTTTTGAATGCTTCGGCTTGATCTGGACTGATCTGATCACGGATGGTATCAATCAATGCTGGAACCTGTTCGTTCTGCATTTTGCTGACTTTTTCTACCATGTCTTGAATGGTATCAACAATATCTTTGGCAGCCAATACTGCTTGACTTTTACCCATTTCGCTTTCGGTAATTAACTGTTGCTTGTTGTCTACCATCCAACGATGTAGATTTTCACGTACCATTAGCAATTCCATGTACTGTGGATTACGTTCTGCGGTATGAATACCGTGTGTGCGTTTAATAGTCTCTAGGCTTTCGCTTAGGCTACGAGCTAATTTATATGCTTTTTTAAAGTTTAAATTGCCATAATCAATGGCAAAACCAAAACGGCTTTCCATGACTTTATTGGCTTTTTTAGCATTAAACTTGTTGTTCATTTCTGATAATTTCATGACGGTTTGTCCCATATTTTGTAGTATTTAGCCAATTTCAAACTTTTCTCTAAGAGACTTTTTGCAACTTCAAGTTGTAGTTGGTATTCTATTATGGTATTATTTAATACATCTACTTTAAAATAATTTTTTTTCTTGTGTGCTCTTGTTAAACTAGTTTGTGCATGAGCTATGTTAGATTGTACTCTGCCTAACATTGTATCGTAGTTGCTTATATCTCTAGACATGTTATAATATTTTTTGATGTCGCATAAACAATAATATATGCTGGCTAACCTGTTGTTAAAATCTTTAACTATTTCGCCGTCGTGATATGATACTCTCCAAATATCGCCTGCTACTTGTTGTATCTTGTAATGGCCAATTAAAAACCCGTAGTTATTGATAGGTATAACTACGGGTTGCTTTATATACTGTTTGAGTTCTTTTTGAGTCCAGCGTTTTAAATACACTGCTACTAAATCTATTGTTACTTCTTTTGCGGCCTGATTATATCTTTTTTCTGTAATTGATGTGTCCGTTTTCATGTTTTCTGTATAATACATCTTTGTTGACTAATTGATTAGCTATTACTTGTTCACGTTCACTTAATTCATTTTTATCTATAGTCGGAGTATCAATAAATTTACCTAACACATCTGATTCTTCATTGGTGATAGGCAATTGTATTTTGTTTAATAATTCTACTATCTTCATATTTTATTTAGTAGATATATGTACACCAAGAGTAATTAATCCTGTTATGAGTACACCAATTATGGTGGTACCAATAGTAACAAGGGTTTTATATTGCCCACTGTCAGCAGAAGCCAATGTATTTTTAATATCAACAAGATGATCTTCAACTTTGTCCATTCTTTCTTCAAGACTAGACAGTTTGGTTTCTAAACTATTGTATCTTTCTGCACACAATTCTACATGTGCTTCGAGGCTTTTCTTTTCAATATCAGTACCGGCCATTTTATATCCTAATTAAAGTGATGCAATTTTAATTGTTGTTTAATGAGCCGTAATAGTGAGTTTTAATAATGCCATGCATCAAATACTATTTAAGTCAAAGTGCCCACGTTTAAAGTACGTATTTTTTATTGCCCCGTAGCAGTAAAATATAGGTAACATGAACCGTGCTGTTTCTTCTAGTCCACATATAACCGGAACCTGATTGAAATCATCATGCAATAACGCCAACGGATCCGAATCTTTTAAATAGATATCAGCATGTTCTGTAGCAAAGCTCCATATCCATACACGTTGTTCTCCAGTGTACATTTCGCCAAATTCGCCGGTAGGGTCTAATTCAAACAACTGGCATACTGGTTCTTTTAATACCACTGGTTGTGCACGTAAACTTACCGCTTGAATTACTGTTTCCCAGTTTCTCTGCTGGTTTCTTTCTAGTGCATTGTTGTTGTTTCGTGTGACTCCAGTAGCGGTAATATCCACTAATGTAAATCCTGTATAAAACTGCAATGTTGAAGATGCCATAAACATATTTAGCAGCCAAGAAAAAAGGCACAATAATGTGCCTTCTTCTTTAGTTTTAAAAACTATTAAGCTAGTTTGAAGCCACTGTTTGTTACTGCAATGCCGCCACCTGCCCAAACGTTAGATACTGCACCAATGTTGGCACCAAGTGCTGCAATACGTGTTTGGATAGTTGTAGCTACTGGAGTAGCTGCACCTGTTGCTTCTACATAAACGCTCAATTGTGACCCGTCGTTTTGGTATACAGCAATTGTGCTGTCTTGACCAATAAGACGTAAAATTGTCTCAACTGCACCGCCTACACCAGATTCAAGCGTAAAGCTTTGTGAATTACCTGGAACGATCTTTAGGAACGTTGGGAATTTGCTGTTACCTGTTGCAACTGTTGTGTTGGCTGATGTGCCATGCGTACCTGCATCAACGTCTACTACACCTGCTGAATCACCGTTAATTCTAATTTGTCCGATTGCCATTTTATTTCTCCTTAAATATGTGCGTTACCGCATGTAAATATTTATCATTTTGACAAAAAATCAAGGATTACGTGAAAAGTTAGCGGCGCTAAAAATTCCACGATTTATTAATTTTAGTTGTCCTGCAGGTGTGGTCAATACAAAACCTTCTCCTTGTGGACGTCCTTCTACATACTGACTTATACCTGTTACTTGACGATTTAACTGATTAGTTAAATCTTCTTTTAATTTATAAATTGCATTCCATAATGATAATACTGCTGCAACACCTGCAGTTTGATACTTTATATAACTATAGGCAGCATCATGTCCGTTATTTTTTAACCAAGGCAACAAATCTTCTGTTGTTTGTCCAGTAATACGTTTGTTTGCATAAGTTTTAATCAATTGAATCACATCTGTGCTGGTGTTGCTGATAAATTCATTAGCAGCTGACCCTTGTGTCTTAATAGTTGACGTCACTGTTTTTATCAATTGAACAGGTTCGTTTAAGCGGAATTTAAGTCCTACTGTAGGTGTTAAAACTGCAACTGTATTGTTTTTGTGTAATCCTTGTCCATTCCAAGGAACTGGGTCAGAATTGGTATCTGCATAATATTGATGGACCACTATTCCGCCTATGTGCCCGGCAATTTGGTGTCCCAATGAACTTTTTGTATCAACATGATATTCTACTTCATTAGGTCGGAATACATACTGTCCATTTTGCGGAGTTAGTTTTCCTGCCCATAATAAATCTCCCCAGAAGTAACCACGACTATCACCTACTGCAGTTTCTAGTCCTGGCCAAATATAACCTAATTTTTTATACAAGTCGGGTCTTAGTCGAGTCGATGACTTTTGTTGGTCGTATTGTTCCCATGCCCGGGGGCTATCTGCAAATACTCCACGATCAAACATGTACTTGTCCATGACCGCTAGACGTCCATTTGCATCACGTCCAAATACCAATGCGGGTTTACCGTCCCATTTGATGGTAATTCGGTTGGGCTCCTGTATGGCTAACATGAGCTCTTTTAATACTGTAACTGCTGCATCTACCCCGTCAAATATGCTGTCTTCGGGATGTGGAATACCACCTGGACGCATAATGCTTTCTATTATTTCTTTGATTACAGGTGCACGAGCCTGTCGTTCTGCAGCCTTATGTGCTTTAAACTCGCTGGTAGTTACTTTGACGTCTCGCCCATTGATGTTTAATACCAGCCCTTCTATGTTGGGCCCCAATTTGAATTTGTCTAATATGTTAGGATGTGTTAAAATAAACTCTGCAACTTGATCTTTGACTGACTGTATCACTGTTCGTAAATTTGCTTTTTCCACTGCATCGTCACGTTTTCTTGACTGCAACGTAGCAATGGCCTCGGGCCCAAGGCTTTTTATAGGATCAATTAACCCCGATATATTTATAGGACCGTTTGTTTTTAAATTTACATCTATAAATTTAACAGAGTCGTTGCTCTGACGAAATAGGTTGGCGATAATGGCCTGACTATCTGGATGCGGTTCTCCGGTACTGGCCACCAATATGTTAAAAGGTACAATAGTCATCAACCGGCCAAGTTTGCGTTGATCGTAACTTACCGTCACAAACTTGATACCATCTGCAGATATTTCGCCCATTGGGTTATAAAACAACTCGCATACAACTTTTGTATCCAACGGCAATGTTTTGGTAAAGTTGGCATTGGTGACTATTTGCCATATATCATCGTAATGAGCAGCTCGCAACATGATTTCATCTGAACTGCCACGACCGCGTGCGTGTGCAGTAAATGCACCGGGCTCAAATACAGGACCAGTTCGACTACCTTCAAAGAAAGGTCTACCGTCGGCACTCATACCAAATCGTGCACCAGCACCGTCAACTTTTAAACTGACTCGTAAGTTAGACAACTGCCCACGCATGGTGGTAGCAATGTGTTGTATAAATTGTATGAACTCCACTTCTGGCATTTTTTGCAGATGCAGCATTCCTGTACGAGTTGTACTTTGTACGGCTTCGTCTATCATTTT